TTCTTCTTCAGCACTGGGTACTCTGGGTTAACGGCCGAGGCAATGTCAATAACGTCTTTAGCATTCAAGTTAACTTCATTAGCCACTAATTCTTCAGCCATCGTTCCTAACTGCTGTGCAACACCAACGTCGTTATTCCTTAACGCTGTCTGACGAGCCTTCTGTATAGCAGTCTGATCGGTAAAGTCAACACCTTGCAAGTAGGCTACTTCGTCTAAGCCAGTTTTAGTTTGATCTTTAAAGTATGACAATGCTGAGTTAACTGTAGTACTTGTAACTTTGTCACTCGACACAGACTCTAAGTATGCTTGCGCTACAGAGTCACCGTTTGCTGCCATCTGAGACAATCCGTCAGTAAGCGACTTAGGCACAACCGTACCTGCTTTACCTGTAGCCTTCTGTGCAGATTCACGACGTTTGTCTAAGGCGTCTACAGACACGCCCATGCTAATAAGCTCATCAGCCTTTTGAGCAGCTTGCTCTGTCTGACCTTGACGAAGCATACGCTCATACTCAAACAAACCTTTGTTCTGGTCTTTAGTTGTCTGAATACCTGTTTGCTCTTTCACCTTCTCTTGCTGTGCCTGCTGTAACTCCGCTGCTCTAGTCGTATAAGCTAACGCTTTAGTCATATCGCCTTGAGCTTTGTAATAGTTAGATAGTTTTGTTAAGTCAGCAACGTTATTAAGGTCAACACCCTTTAACACTTCTTGTTCTTTTTGTTGTTGCGTACGCATGTCTAAGCCTAACATACCGCCAAGCCCAGCAGTGATAGCACCTACGCCGCTAGGCTGTGCCGCCATCTGTACAGGCGTCAACAAACCTTGCTGTAAGTTTTGCATTGGTTGCTGTCCGAAGTTAGCTACTTGCGTCAGCAATGATGATGGTAGTTGTAGTGCCATTAGAACCAGCTCCCAATGTCTTTAAGCAACCCTTCTAACGTCAAGCCTGAGCCACCTTCTTGAGACGCCTGGGCTGCCGCTAGCGTTGCTAGTGAAGTTAACAAGTTACCCGTTAAGTTTGCTTGTCCAAGCTGTGCGGCTTGCTCTGCGGCTAAACCACCCATACCTAGCTCTGCACCCGTTAACGCACGCTGTTGCTGGAAGCCAGCCTGTAACGACGCAGGTTGCATACCTTGCTGGAATACGTTGAGTAACGCAGACTGGGGTACGTAAGCACCCGACAACATACCTTGACCTAACTGAGCTGCTTGTTGCTGTTCAGCTAACGCCTGTTGACGTGCCATCAAAGACATCTGATTCATCTGCTCTTGCTGTGCTTGAGCCATTGCCAACTGCTCAGGCGTAGCGCCACCATAAGCCGCTGACGACGTTCCAAGCCTACCCTGAGCCGCTAGACGTTCTTCAAGCGCTAATTGCTCACGCTGGCGCTGAGGCGCTGATACGTCATACAAGCGGTTAAAGATGTCCTGCTCAGTCTGTGCAATAGGCTGTTGAGCTTGTCCCAGGAACTGACTAGCACCACCAAACAACATGTTCTGTAGTGCACGCTCTTGATCGCTTAAGCCCAACACCGTACCACCTTCTGGTGTTGTCTGTACGCCAGCACCTGTAGCAGACGTTACAGTGAATGGCTTAAACGTCAAGCCTTCTTGAGCTTGCGTAGTAATTTCACCAGTACGCTGTGAGGCACGACGAGCAAAGTCTTCGAGCGCACTCTGTTGCGTCTCATACGCAGCAGCGCCTAGTCCCGTAAGGGCGACGTCAGCGACGTCTAACCCTTTAATCCAATCCCAAAAGCCTGCCATTAGTAAGTACCACCATCAATTGTACCAGCCGTAAGCGTACCAGTAACTACCACCGTAGGAGCGGTTACCGTCCCAGTAAACGTAGGATCAGCTGTGTCACTCTTGCTGTTGACAGCTGTTTGAATGTTAGCAAACTCCGTATTAATCTCTGTACCTTTAACGAGCTTGTTAGCGTCACCGCTTGGCAGTGAGTCTTTGGCGGCAAAGTTTACCAGTTTTGTGTAGTTAGACATTAGATCATTCTCCCAAGTAATGCTTGTATGTTAAATTCCTGAAGTGAAAAAGGTTGACCATTTACGTCAACTTCAACGCCCACAGTGATAACAGAACCATTACCAGTAGTGTTGATTGACTTCTTTAAAATCTCTTCGTTAGTGGATGAGTATTCCGCTATGCTGTATTCACCGATGTTATACTCAGCTGGTACGATAGCGGGTAGCTGAACAGACCCTGTTGAGTATGACTGCGAAAAGTCATAGCCCCACTTCACCTGCACTTGCGTAGAACTACCTGCAATAACAGTCGGTATAATCTTCTTCAATATCTTAATACGCGACGAATCACCAAAAGTTAGCGGGTTGCTGTAGTAACGTAGTTGGTATGTGTTACCACCGTCTAAATAGCCAGTGTATTCGCCTACGCCGTCACCATTACCACCCAGCAACGTACCGTCTGTCTTCCTAGTGAAGCAGTTGTACGGTGATGCTGTCCATCGTGTAACACGGTGACTGCCGTCTTCTAACGATCCACGCATGTCAAAGCAGAAGGTAATGTCTTCTGTTGGCAGCGATATTAAATAGAACGCATTCTCTGGAGAGTAGACAGATTTAACACCAGCTGTGTTACCAGTGACCAACGCCATGAAATCGTTTCGTATGTTCTTGCTGATGTCACGTAGCGGCATAGACTTCTGCTGTAGTATGCGGCTAAAGCTCTGTAGCCCGACGTGTGACAAAAACAAGACATCATCGCCAGTGTACTGAATACTATCTCGCTCTATGCAACCAATGCCAGGGATTGTATCGACTAGTTGCATAGTTGCTGGCGACTCAGCACCTTGGTAGACAATTGTTGAATGACGACCAAAGATGATAAGGAAGCCGTTGTGAGCAGCTAACGCTGTCACTTCGTCGTAGCCGTCAGGCCACACTTTAGCAATGTTAATATTACCCGACGAACCGCCAGACCACGCGACACCATTTAACAAGTCAGACCAAAAGACAACTTGTAAGTTTAAACCACAACCACATGTCCACAGACGACCGTATGCACCTAAACCTTCGTTAGCATTCGGAGGCGTACCTACGTAGTTTGGATGTGATGACATAGGTAGTAAGCCGTTTGTATTGTCATACACTAACGGATGATGACCACCTTGGAAGAAGTACATTTTATTGTTAAAGTTAACCATCTTCCAATCATTACCTGTAATCGTATACGACGCAGGTGAGATGTCTGTTAACGTAGTAGTCCCTTTAAAGATCTTGTTGTTAGCCGCACTAAAGACTTCCTCGTTACCGTCGTTGTCTTCAAAGTAACCCATTGACACTATTTCAGCAGAGCCTAACGGACTAGCGTCTGTTGTTAGAATATCAAAACCTTTACGTGCGCCAATACGACCAAACTTATCAATAACACAGTTGTCGGCAATCGCCGCAAACGACGGGTCAGACGTTAAAGGTGAGTCTTGTGTGTTAAGACCTTTAAACGCTGGAGCCGCAATCGAGATATTCTGTAAACGCTGTGGCATATATTATACCGCCTTATAAACAAGTTCTTCAGGTTGTCGTGCAGCGTCTAAGGCAATAGCGTCTGACAGCGCGTTGTTTGCCAGCACTAAAAACTCTGACGCACTTTGACCACCAGCTTCACCACGCTCAGCTACAGCCAACGCTGTTGCAAACATAATGATAGGCATTGCAGGCAAGAAGGTAGAGTCTGTGTTGTTTTCTAATTCTACACCACGCACTACAGTAGAGAAGCGTAACGAATAAGCACCATCAGGTACGGGGTAGACAGCAACCTGGATGTCACCGTTAGTGTCTAAACCATCGAACGTGTAATACTGCGGGACACCTTCTACTAAATCTATTAAGTTTAGCTTCTCTTCAAACCACGCTTTAGCTTTATATTGCATGAAAGAGTTTGCTGTGTTGTTAGAGACGTACAAGATCTCAGACTTCGAGCCAGTGCCTGCTAAGCTGTAAGTGTAGTCAGAGCCTGTGGTAGTGATTGTTTTAGTTTGACGCAACGATGACCAGTCCCAGGACTCTTCTACCAAACGCTTAGCATCGTTAACAAACTCACCGATTAATGTGGAATACGTATTCTGATTAACAGTGTCAACGCTGTCCTCTCGCAGACGCGTCAACACTTTGTTTACTAGTTGTAGATATGTCATGCTTTTAATCTCGCTATTAAGTCAGCTAAGTAGTCTTTAGACTGATATGGCGTTGGTAGTTGTACTTTGCTTAAGTCAGTTGGCAGCTGTTGCGTAAACGCCTGCGGCAACACCGTCTTAGGCGTACCCGTTCCACCAGACAACATACCACCTAAACCAAACATACCGATTGCTGTTTTAACTATGTTAGCGCCTGTGTCGGTCGTGTCGCCACCTGTAGTAACAACAACTTGATCTTCGTCGTCGTTACCAAAACCACCTCCAGGAGTGTCGGTTTCGCTGCCGACAATAACAACACCATCGCCTTGATCACCTTCGCCTACACCCCCTGTAGTAGTTGTGTCAGGGACGTTGACAACGGGCGTCGGCTCTTCAGCTGTAGTATCGTCTGCTGTTGTATCACCGAATACATCTGTTTCATCTGTAATGTCCACGACAACTTCAGGGTCTTGTGTATCTAAAACACCGTCGTTGTTATCGTCGGCATCTGCTGTATCAACAGTGCCGTCATTATCGTCGTCAGGATCTACCGCGTCAGGTATGGTATCGCCGTCAGTGTCTGTTGTTTGTGGTGGTGTTGTCGTAGTGGTTGGTGGTGTTGTTGCTGGCGGTGTAGCATCTTGTTCGTCTACAACACCATCGTTGTCATCGTCAGGGTCTTGTGCATCCACGACACCATCGTTGTCTGAGTCTACTTCAGAAGGGGTCTCAGACGTCGTAGGAACCTCTGTAGGCAACGTAAACACACCACCGCTACCTTCCCCTCCTAAACCTCCAGCGCCTGTCCCAGCGCTATTGACAGCGTTTATAAGCGCTAACAACCCTTCAGAGCCTGCTGTTAACGCGGGGTCAATAGCTGTCCATACCTCTGACGGTACTAAGTCGAGTAAGCTATCTACAGACTGTTCAAAGAAGAATGGCTTAACAGCCCCTAAAATAT